ATGAATTTGAAGATGGCGCAGATGCTCGTTCCGTTGCTGATGTCAACCGACTTTATCGGCAAATGCACAATCACGGATGAAGCTGTCAAAACCGATTATAATTTTAACCTGTTCAGGAAGTTCCACAATTACACCGGTCATATCTCGCAGTGGTATTTTCATATTTACCCAGAACTGACTTGTAACCTTGCCGAGCCCATACACTTTGATGTATGGCAATTAGGCAACCACCAAATCATTTTGAACAGAACATCACGTTATCACAACCCGACTTTTGATTATTCCATCCTTCGCAGGTATCAGGATAAGATTTCATTCGTTGGATTGCCCGACGAATACCGGGTAATTTCTGCAAAGCTGCCCGACATTGAGTATATACAAGTAAAGGACTTTGCCCAACTATGCGGATTGATAAAGGGCTGTGAGTTATTTGTCGGCAACCAATCAATGGCATACGCCATAGCAGAGGTAATGAAGCATCCAAGAGTTGTTGAAATATGCCCGACTGCGCACAACGTAATCCCAACGGGTGACAATGGCTATGGTGCATGGACAATAATGAACCTGACACAGATATTGAAATCAAAATATGAGCAAAACTAAATCACCCATTACCGGGAAGGTAGCCAAAAAGGCATTTATCAAAGGTGGTGTGCAATACTACACCGATGACTTGGCAAATATCTTCTGCAAAAAACTTGACCAATCAGGCATGGTGGGCGGTGGCAAAGAAGATGAACGCAACACCGATGAGATGAACCGCACCCGGTTAGAACGCATTAGACAAATTGCGGGTAAACACGACCCAACGATTTTAGATTACGGGTGCGGCACTGGTTTGATGGTAACTTTTATGCATGATGCTGGACTTGACTGCGATGGTTATGACCCTTACAACGGATATTATGCCGATGTTTTGTCCCTTAAAAAGGACTATGATGTAATTGTGCTGACCGAGGTTATTGAACACCTGACCGCACCATTTGCCGAGTTGGCCGAAATAAAAGAGCTGTGTCACCCCGGTAGAAAGGTAATGATTGAAACTTCCTTTGCAGATTGGCTGACCGAAACAGACGAATATATTGAGCCAAAGATCGGGCATTGCACAATTTTCAGTCATGCCGGGCTTGACCACCTGATGGAGCAGTTTGGTTTCACTCCTGACAATCACATAAACAGAAACGTACGCATCTATGCTTTGGGTTAAGCTCATAGATATTCACCCCAATCCAAACAACCCTCGGACAATCAATGCGGATAAGTTTGCCAAACTTAAACGCTCACTTATCGAATTTCCCGAAATGTTGACTGCCCGGCCATTGGTTTGCGTGACTTCCGACTTTGGGGGCTACACAATCCTTGGCGGTAACATGAGATACAAGGCACTTTGCGACATCGGGGCGGCAGAAGTTCCAATCATATTAGCAGACGAGTGGACAGCCAAACAGCGTGATGAATTTCTAATCAAGGACAACGTATCATTCGGGGAGTGGAACTGGGATGAATTGGCAAATGAGTGGGATGCAGAGGAACTAATCACATGGGGAGTTGACCTACCCGAAATCAAGGATGAACCCGAAGAAAAAGAAATGTGTCCAACTTGCGGAAAATAGTGAACAAATAGTGAAGAAATGGCAAACGAACAAAACTTAACACCATTCAAAAAAGGCGAGGTTGCCAACCCAAACGGCAGACCGAAAAAGTACGTCACTCTACTCAAAGAGCAGGGCTACAAGTTAGCCGAAATAAACGACACCATTCAGGCAATGCTGTCAATGGACTTGGATGAACTGAAAGAGGTGTGGCAGAACCCGAAGGCAACGGTACTGGAAAAGACGATTGCTAATGCCATGCGGAAGTCATTGGAGAAAGGCAGCTTGTATTCGATTGAAACGCTACTCAGCAGGGTGTATGGCAAACCAAAGGAAACGGCCGATGTTAACCAGACGGTCACAGGCGAAATCAAAATAACTTTAAATCTGGATGGGCAATAAACAGACAGCAGTAGAGTGGTTGCTTGAAAACCTGAAAACAAGTTTATCTATTGAACAGGCAACTGCAATAATAAACAAGGCCAAAGAAATGGAACGGCAACAGATTATGGATGCGGTCAACGCCACCATGATTGACGATGACCTAAACGCATACGAATATTTTACAGAGGAATACGAATGAAATACACAGCACAAAGAAGGCGGCTGAAACGCACCAAAGAAAGGCGGGAAATCAAACTACGGGTTGCCTGTCTTAAAATCAAGTCACCCGAAATCAGGCGGCTATTTGCAGAAATAAAGGAGATGATGAAATGAAAGTATTAGCCCTTTGGGAAGGCATGGGTGGAGTTGAATACCACCGCCTTTACACACCCCTGAAACGATTGCAGATTGATTACCCTGATGACATCACCGTAAGCATATCACAGAACTTTGAACGCAATGGAATACCGCATTTATCTAACTATGACCTTGTCATCTTCAACAGGTGGCTGGGAGAGAACCACTACGAGATACTCCACTATTTGGCAAAGAACGGCATCAAATACATCGTTGACATTGACGACTATTGGGTACTGCCAAAACACCACCCGACATATAAGTATTTCCGGGAGCATAAGCTGAAACAGCAGATCATCGATGGCATCCGTTATGCCGATGGTGTTACCACGACCACAGATTATTTGGCCCAAAAGATAGCGAAGTACAACCGCAATGTTCAGGTGCTGCCGAATGCACTTGACCTGACAGATGACCAGTGGCTTTCAACACCACAGGAACGGGAGTATTTTACATTTGGCTGGGTGGGTGGACTAACGCACAGCAATGACATCATGATACTATCGGAAGCCATTGAACGCATCTGCAACGAGCATGACAATGTCCGCTTTGTTTTGTGCGGGTGGATGGCAAACAACTACATTTGGGATAGCATCCTTTACAAATTCAACGGCAACAACCCGGTGCTTCGGCCCCAAGTATTAGTCAGCCATGCACAGCAGCCCAACGAGTACGGCAACTTCTACCGGTTATTTGACTGCGCACTTGCACCGCTTGAACAGAACGAATGGAACAGCTGCAAGAGTGAGCTGAAAATAATTGAAGCGGCTGCTTATGGATTGCCCGTGATTGCATCGGGAGTTGAGCCATATCTGCAACACCTGAACAATGCCGGGGTGAAGTTCTGTTTGAACACCCCAGACGAGTGGTACAAAGCAATGAAACAGGCAATGGAAAGCCAACCGATTGCAAACCAAATCAGGGGCGAAGCAAATAAAACCTACTGCAACGAACACCACAATCTTGAAGCCATAAACAAAGAGAGGCTGGAATTTTATCAATGCACATTAGCTACACCCGGCCATTCGTAACGGATTACCAACGGGCAATACTTGACAGCCCAGATAGGTACACCGTGACCGCTGCTGCCACCAAAGTAGGCAAGACAGCAAGTCACATCATTTGGCTATTTGAACAGGCGTTGAAGTTAAAAGAAAATCAATCCGTGTGGTGGGTGGCACCCGTGTACCAACAGGCAGAGATTGCATTCAGGCGTATGCGTAACCAAGTAACCGTACGTGACTTTTTTAAGGTCAATGAAAGCAAGTTGCGTTTAACCCTTCCAACGGGCGGCATCATTGAATTTAAGTCAGCAGACAAACCCGACAACCTTTATGGTGACGATGTCTATGCAGCGGTGTTTGACGAGTTCACACGGGCGAGAGAAGATGCATGGTTTGCCCTGCGTTCCACCCTGACCAAAACCGAAGGCAAGGCAAAGCTAATCGGTAACGTAAAGGGCAAAAAGAACTGGGGATATAAGCTATCCGAAAGGGCAAGGATGGGTGAGCCGAACTATGGGTTTTTCAAAATAACCGCATACGATGCCGTGAACGCTGGTGTCCTGAAATTAGAGGAAGTGGAACAGGCGAAACGTGACTTGCCGCAGCACATATTCAGTGAGCTGTATTTGGCCGAACCAACCGAGGATGGCAGCAACCCGTTTGGATTGAGCTACATTTCGCAGTGCATTGCACCGATTTCCACCGCACCTGTTGAGTGGTACGGCATTGACCTTGCAAAGTATAGCGACTACACGGTGATCATTGGCCTTGACTCCGAATATCGGGTGTGCTATTTTGACCGCTTCCAAAAAGACTGGGCGCAAACTGAACAGCACATCATTCGGGTAGTAGGCAACACCCCTGCTGCCATAGATAGCACGGGCGTGGGTGACCCGATAGTTGAGAAAATACAACGGCATTGCCCACGTTCTGTTGGGGTAAAGTTCACATCGGTATCAAAACAGCAGATGATGGAGCAGTTGACCGCTGACGTTCACGCTGGACTGATTAAGTTCCCTGAAGGCATAATCGCAGATGAAATGCGTAACTTTGAATTTGAACACACGGCAACCGGGTTGCGTTATTCTGCCCCATCGGGGTTGCACGATGACGCTGTTTGTGCGTTGGCACTTGCCCGGTATTGCTCACAAAAAAACAAAAAAGGAGTATTTGTAATAATATGAAATTACCAAAGAATTGGAACCAAATCAGCATAGCGCAGTTTCAAGAATTGCAGCTATTGACCGAGCCATCTTTTGACAATCAGCTCAAAACATTGTCCATTTTATCAGGAAAAAAACTGGACGAAATAGAGGAGATGCGGATTGTGGACATCACGGCAGCATTAGCAAAACTTGCATTCATGGCAGAGTTACCTACCGCAAAGAACGTGGGTAGCTTCCGCATCGGAAACACCCTTTACAAATTCGCAGCCAATCAGCACCACTTACAAGCGCACCAATTTATTATGGTGCAGGACTTGTTCGCCGAAAAGGACAAATGGGTACAAAACTTGCACATGATTATGGCGGCATTGTGCGTTCCTTATCGGATATTTCCACCCAAGCGCAAGGAAGTCAAGACAGATGACTTTGAAAAGATTGCAGCGCAGTTCAAGGAACGGATGCCGATTTCGTTTGCATACGCCTACACGCTTTTTTTTTCTCTATGCTTACCACCGTTACTCGAAGCTACCCAAGTATATTTAGAAGCGGAAGTGGAGAAGTTGAAGAAGATAGCCGAAGAAAAGACCGACCAGCCATCAGTTGGTTAAAAATGGTGGACAACATCGCAGGGGGTGACCGCACCAAGTGGGATTTCTTTTTGAATATGCCCCTTGTGGAGTTCCTCAATGCAGTCAGTTTCCAAACCGAAAAGGATAGGGCAAGGACTGAACGGCTGAACACAGCAGCGCAGTCGGCAAAGTCTGCCAAAGATAGCACCGTTTACAAGATTGCACTTTTGCAAGAAATGTTGTAAGTTTGAAATACCGTTGGTGTAACCGTGAATGAATACCGGCAAAGGGTAACATCTCACCATTGGTGAGGATAGGAGTTCAAACCCCCTACGGATGAAGCCCCGGCCATTGTGTCGGGGTTTCTACTTTTTTTTTCAAAAATAAATTTGCATATTAGATATAAAGTTGTATATTTGTAGTGCGATGGCATAACTTTATATAAATTTGTTATATACCATATGTAGAAAACCCCACCCCTTGTCATCGCAAGGGGTTTTCTACTTTTATAGATGTGAACATTACCAAAGCGCAACTGGATGCAATCAACAAAGGGTTGCTGGATAAGTTCGGCATACCTGACAGCCCGATGCCTAATTCATTATTAGGAGATGCTGTAATTGGTGTCGCACAGGTTCTTGTTGATACACTACGCAAAAGCATTGAGGAAAAAGACCTTGTCGCTACGGGTAATTTGAAGGGCAGCATTGACCCCACAAACATTACCGAAGATGCAAATGGTGTCAGCATTGAAATCAAAATGGCATCGTATTGGGAAGACGTGGAATACGGAACAAAGCCCGGCAGAAAAGTTGATATTGCTTCCCTTGAAAATTGGATAAGAAATAAACGCAGCGTTTATCGTGAGGTAAAGCCAAAGAAAGGCCAAACAATGCAGGAAGCAGTCAAATCTTTTGCGGTGGCCATTGCAGGGAAAATACACAGCAAAGGTACAATCAAGCGTTTTGGTTATAAGGGTAGCCGATTTATTGGTGATGTGTTAAATCAACAAACCATTGAAAGTATTGGGCAGCATCTTGGGGAAATGTTAGGTAAACCGATTTCTGTTTACGTTACCAGCGATACCACTACATAGGTAGGCACAAACCTACTTTTTTAAGTAATGGCAATTACTATCAATACCGAGCCGAACGATGTAAGCCCGGTTTATTCCGATGTTTCATATGTGGTCACTTCGACCAACTACGCACAGGCAAATTTCAAGTTTGTGGCTGTCGTAAAAAACGCAGCTGGCACGACCATTGCCAAACTGAAAGCCCCGATATTTTACGGCACTACTGACAAAGGTGTGTTCAACATCAGCCGTATCCTGCAAAACTATGTTACATACGATTTCACACAAGGATTGGCGGCTATATCGAAATGCACCAATTCTTATTTGGCATACAGCGTGGAATTTGGCGAGGAATACGGCGGTACTGAATACCTTAACCTTGCATCCGACACGGGTAAATATGTGTGGAACGGCCTGTTTAATCTTTACGGAAGCGAAACCACAGCGACCTACCAACTGCCATTGTCGGGTTCAGCGCAATTCCTGACCCGTGTACGCACTCGCAGGGTGTCACTCGGACAAGCTGACTATCTTTACTTTTTACGTGGCAACGTGGCAAGTGGAAGCGACATGAAGATAATTGCATACGATGCAGCGGGAAACACCACGACCAGTGTGATTGATAATGACTTCACAGATGCAGGGGAGAAATCGGAGTTTTTACTGCGTTGTCCTGCCGGGCCTGATAACCTAAACGATGTAGCATCAGGGGAGTTGGTCAGCGGAACAGCGGGTAACATCATTCCGGCAAACACAAGCTACTACACGATGCAGATAATTAACGCATCAAATGACGCACAAACAGAATTGTACCGCTTTGATGTGGTAGAGGAATGCAGTAAATACAGCCCACAATATCTGTACTTCATGAACCCATTAGGCGCGTTTGAAAGTGTTCGGTGCAGCATGATGTCACGGGACAAATACAACGTGAGCAGAAAGCAATACAAGCGGAATAACTACACGCTGACAGGAAACACCTTTGCATACGATACCAGTAAGCACGGCATGACAACCTATGCAACCGAAAAGACAAAGCAAGTGGTGCTGAACACAAATTGGTTGACTGAAACCGAATTTGAGTGGTTACAAGATTTGATTGCTTCGCCTGTGGTGTTTCTCGGAAACATCCCGGTCAACATTACCGACACAAGCTATGAGGTAATGGATTACATTGATGGCCCGAATAACCTGCAAATCACCGTAGAATATACAGAACCTGAAAGGTTGCAGAACGCATGAACAACGTAAGATTAGTTTGTGGTGGGTACAGCGTGGATTTGCCTACCGATTTTGGAATACAGATAAATAAATCCATTGCCGACATCCGTGAGCCGGAAAGCAGGTCAAGTGATTGGACAAAGACGTTCACCCTGCCCGGTACAAAGACCAACAACAAGCTGTTCACCCACTTGTTTGATTTGAACCTGTCCATCCGCAACACAACTGCCACCAATTTCAGCCCCGATTTTAACCCAAACCTGAAAGCCGATGCGCTGCTTACGGTGGATGAAGTCACCCAGATAGAAGGTTTTATCCGTTTGCTGTCGATTAAGGTTAACGACCTGAACCAAATAGAGTATGAGTGTTCAATGCACGGGGAACTTGCTGACCTATTTGCAAAGATTTCCGATGCCAAATTAGAGGAGTTGGACTTTACCGAATACAACCACGTGTTGAATGCTACCAATATTTTCAATTCGTGGGACACTTCCATAATTAAAAACAGCAGTGGATATGTGAATTTCAGCGGTGGCGCACCCATTGGCGAGGGGTATGTTTATGGGTGGATGGATAATGGCACTTATGCCGATTATCAAAACTTTAATGCTGATGACCTGACTATTTATGTGTATGCCAAAAACGTGGTGGATAAGATTTTCAGCGGCACGGGTTATTCATACAGCAGCGGCTCATTCTTCAACACATCCCTTTTCAAAAGGTTGGTTGTTCCATGTCCATCTCGTGTGCCTTTGTTGAGTGAAGCACAGGCGCAGCAAAGATTGTTTGAAGCTGAAATACCAACAGCAAGTGGCACAACATATTCAGCCGGACAGAAAATTGCTTTTACAAGTGAAATAAGCGACCCATCAAATCAATACAACCCTACAACATCTGTATTCACAAACGGGTATTCAGGGCAGTATTATGATTTCTTTTTTGACACGGATGCCACAATCACATCACTTGGCGGTGCTACATCTGTAAAGGTTCTATACGGCATTTATGTGAATGGTTCTTTGGCTGTTCAAATGTCTACATCTGCAAACGCAGTAAGTGGAACGGTATCAATAAATGATATTATATTCAGGTCATTAAAATTGCCATTGAATGCTACGGTTGAAATATACCTAATGCAAATACTTGACAATGACACAGGGCAGACAATATCGCCAACGTATACACAGAACGAAGGTTCAAGGTTTTACAATGGTATTGTTGATGGCAAGTTCGGCTATGGCGAAACAATAGACTTGACCGGGTTCTTTGGCAACACGGAAGTTAAACAACGTGAGTTTATGAAGTGGATATTTACCATGTTCAATCTCTACGTTGAGCCGACCGAAATAGATAAAAACCTTGTCATTCTGCCACGTGAGGAGTTTCTTACAAATGAAGTCAGGGATTGGACAGAAAAAAGGGATTTATCACAGCCACTTGAAATCATCCCTATGGGTGAACTTGATGCAGGTAAATATCAATTCAGTTATGCGGAAGGTGATGACGATGGGAATAAATACTACAAAGAGGATTTCAGTAGAATTTATGGGGATAGGCAGATACTTGTCTTGAATGACTTTGTCAAAGAGGAAAAGAAAATCGAGATAGGTTTTCAGCCGACAATGATTATCAAGCCACAGAACGAACCTGACAAATATCTACCCGACAACAACACCCAAAGTCAAGATAATAAAAACGGCAAGTTAAGACTGCTACAATACAAGTCAAAAACTTGTCAGCCGTATAGGGTTTATAACGGAACGAAAACAGCATCCACTACCCCTGCGTCTAACTTAAAAACAATCTACCCATACATGGGCCACCTGAATGACCCGTTGGCTTCATCAAGTGATTTGAACTTTGGGCTGCCAAGGTGGATTGGATTGCCGGGCGGAACACCAGTTACCAACGCAAACCTGTACAATGTTTATTGGTCAAAGTACATCAACGAAATCACAGACAAGGACAGCAAGTTGGTAAAGGGCAGTTTCTACCTTACACCTGCCGATATGGAAAAGCTGTCGTTCCGTGACCTTTATTTCTTTGACGGCAATTACTTCCGCCTGAATAAGATTGAGGACTATGATCCGATTAACCCCAGCGTCAACATCTGTGAGTTTTTGTTCCTTAAAACAGGGCCTACATTCAGCGCAACCACAGGAAGCGTTGGCGGTGGCGGCACGCAGTCAAGTGGTGGCGGTGGTGACGCACAGGAAACCGAAAGAGACCCGATTGGTAGCGGCAACCTACCCGGCAAGGTAATCCAAAACAAAGGGTTTTCGTTGGGTGATTTCAATGCGGTGGGAGATGCGATTGTATCTGGTGATGCGGTTACCAACTATGGTAGGGCAAATTCAGCGTTTGCAACAAGTGGCACAACCTTTCTGCCTGATAGTGAACGAAGCATCGTGATTGGTGAAGGCGTGCAGAATGTAGGCGCTGACGAAGTGTGGTTGCAAGGCCACCAAATGACACAGGTCAATTTCAGCACCAATCGAATTCAGTTGACCGCTGCTACAACCGTGACCGCTGACCTGTACAAAGACATCTACATCATGGATTTAACAACAAACACCACGTTAAATCTACCCGATGCGACAACTTGTTTGGGGAAAGCATACTATGTCTACAAAAATACATCAGCACACCAGTTAATAATTAACCCGTATGAGTCGCAAACGATTGACGATGGTGCGACCTATGTTCTGGGAACGCACTACGAATGTGTACAAATCGTGTCGGACGGCACACAATGGAGAGTAATAAGCAAAAAATAAAATGGCAACAACCACAGTAGCAATAAATTTAGAGGCCAAAACAACTGGCACGGATAGCGTTAAGTCGCTGAAAGCACAAATCAGGGAAGCGACCAACGAAGCAACCGCACTCGCACAAAAGTTTGGTGAGTTTTCACCAGAAGCAACCAGAGCAGCGCAGCGAGTTGCTGAACTGAAAGACCAAATGCAGGATTTTCAGCAGCGTGTTCAGGCATTAAACCCTGACAAATTTGAAGCAGTTGGAAAAATAGTAGGTGGCGTAGCAAGTGGAATTTCTGCGGCACAAGGTGCAATGGCTCTTTTCGGTGCTGAAAGTGAAGATGTGCAAAAGGCCCTGTTAAAGGTGCAAGGTGCAATGGCATTGGCCCAAGGTATTCAGGGCGTAATTGATGCACAAAAGCAATTTAAGGCATTTGGGCAGGTTGCATTGTCTGCATTCCAATCAATGACCACCGCATCAAAAGTATTTTTAGCAACCGGGCTTGGATTGCTATTGGCTGGACTTGCATCGGTTGTAGCTTATTGGGATGACATTACGGTTGCACTTGGATTGGCTAAATCCGAAATGGACAAGATGAACGCTGCCATGAAAGTTGCCGAGGGATTGACAAGGCAACAGGCAGCTGATTTGCAGTATTACAATAAAATTGTACAGGACACCAAAAAGAGTGAAACAGAAAGAAAAGGTGCGCTTGACAAACTGAAAGAAGCAGGTATTGCAACCGATGATGTGAACATTGCAAACGCAAATTCATTGGAGCAGTTGAACATCCGCACACAAAAACAGATATTGTTGATTGCTCAACGTGCAAGGACAGAAGCGGCATCCCAAATCTTGCAGGAAAAAACCAAGAAGTTATTGGAATTACAAACGGGTAACCTTGATGAACAGACTTCTGCATGGGATAACTTTTACGCTGGGGCTGTTGGTGCATTAACAGGCATAAATAATGGCGCACAAGAATTGGCAAAACGTGGTTTTGCAAATCTTAAAGATGCACAAAAAGATGTTAACGATGCCACAAAAGTTTATAACAATGAAAGAAACAAACAACTTGTTCTTGATAGCCAATCTCTTGCAACGGCAGAGCAAGTAAAATCTACCCTTGAAAAACAAAAAGAAGCACAAAAGGAACTAAATAAAGCACAAGAGCCAACAAAAGCAGAAAAATTAAAAGCACAGCTTAAATTAAGAAATTCTATTTTATCCGAGAGTTTTAAACTTGCTGAAAAAAGCACAAAAGAAAGCGAAGAAAGAAAAGCAACTTTTGAAAGAAATGCTCGTGAAGTACGAATTGAACGTGCATTCCAAGATATTGAAGATTATAAAAAGAAAGTCGAAGAGGAAATAAAACTTGAAGAGGAAGCAGCAAAGAAAAAAGAAGAGATACGCTTAAAAGAAATTCAAGATAAAAAGGATGCAGAAGCCCAAATGGTTGCATTGACTGCTGGTGGATTTGGTGCTATTGCTGAACTTGCTGATGCCTTTGCAGGAAAGTCGGAAGAACAGCAACGCAAGGCATTTGAGATTAAGAAAAAAGCATCAATAGCACAAGCGATTGTTGAGACTATACAAGCTGCACAATCGGCATACGCATCACAAATGGCTATAACGACACCCGATGCCCCTGTTCGTGCTGCTGTTGCTGCTGCCCTTGCAATAGCATCAGGTGTGGCAAGAGTGCGTAAAATTGAGCAAACACAATTTGAGTCAAAAGATATAGGTGGTGGAGGTGGTGGAACTGGCACACCAGCACAAAGCCCCGGTGCAATGACTCCACTCACAGGCGGTGCGCTACCAGAAGAAGGTCAGTTTGGTGGCATGGGCAGGGTGTATGTGTTGGAAGGTGACATTACCAAAACGCAGACCCGTGTCCGCAGGTTAAGAAATACAAGTGTAGTATAAACCTACTTTTAAAGATATGGAATTACCAGTGTACAAAATTGTGGTCAATGACGATGATGAAACAGGCGTGGAGTTTGTTTCTCTCGTTGACCGCCCAGCAATACAAAAAGACTTCATGCTTTTCAAAGACGAGCAGCGTTCAAATATGCGACAGGCGTATGCCATTCAGTCCGAAGAAAAACGGATCGTGACAGGCCCAGCAATGTTGGCCGATTTACCCATTTACCGCTACGATGATATCAGGGGTGAGTACTACGTGACATTTGATGCCGACACCATTTGGAAGATAGCAAAGAAATTTGTCCGCAATGATGCGTACAAAGCAGTCAATACCGACCATGCTAACCCCGTGAAAGAGGGTGTTCACATGATTGAGTCATACTTCATTGACCGCAAACGAGGTGTGATGCCACCTACCGGGTACGAAGATGCAAAGGATGGCTCGTGGTTCCTGACCTATTTAATAGACAATGAGGAAATATGGGCAAAAGTTAAGGATGGCGAGTGGAAAGGTTTCAGCGTTGAGGGGCTTTTTGACATGGAAGAACAGGATGAAGTCCTTGAAATGATGCGTGAAATAACCGCCATGCTGAAAAATTTTGCATAGGTTAAAATCAATCTACCTTTTAAGATATATGGAATTTAAATCAGAATTAGCCGAAATGAAGTTATCTCTTGCCGCATTCATGGCAGAGGTAAAGCAGCGTTTCAGCGAAGCTCCTGCCGAGATTGCGTTTGGTGAGTTGACACTTGTCGATGGCACTATCGTGGTTTTCGAAGGTGAGGAACTTGCAGCCGGAATGCTCCTGAATGTTAAAGGCGAAGAAGGTATCGTTCCTGCTCCCGATGGAGTGCATGAAACTACTACTGGTCTTTTGGTAACTACCAAAGATGGTGTGGTTGAAATGATTGAAACCAAAGAAGAAACTCCCGTTGAGGAAGTTGAGGTTGAAAATCAGTTTGCATCCGTTGAGCAGTTCGACGCACTCCGTGCCGCTAACGAAGAACTGGCAGCGAAAATCGCTACCCTTGAAACTGCACTTGTAAACATACTGGGCAAAGTTGAAGAAACTTTCAGCGTGTTTGAAAAGTTCGCAGCCACCACCCCTGAACCCACAAAAAAACCATTTGGGTCAGTAAAGAAAAACGAAGAAACTTTTAATGGTTTTGTTTCAGCAATTAAAAAACTCAATAACAAATAAATAAAATGGCATTTGACGTAACAGGTCTATCGAATTACACCAAGGAAGAATCATTGCAGCTTCTGACCAAAGCTATGTTTACCGCTAAAACTGCATCTCTGTTGCAGTCTGCTGGTCAAGTTCTTCCTAACATTAAATCCGCTGAAATACTGCCTCTGCTGTACAGCGATGTTTACTTCCAAAGCGACAGCTGCTCTTATCAGTCAAGTGGCAACACTACCCTGTCTAAGCGCACACTGACCGTTGGAAAAGTTAAGGTTCAGGAAACTTTGTGCCCCAAAGATTTGGAAACCAAATATACTCAAAAAGCTCTTGCCGCTGGTGAAGCTATCGACATGGGTGTATTCACCGAGCAAATTGGAAACGAGAAAGCCGCCAAAATTGCCGAAGCTATCGAAACTGCTATTTGGCAGGGTGATACCACAGGTGGAACTGGAAACAATGCTTACTGGGATGGTTTCTTGACTATCCTTGATGATTTAGGTTTCGGAGGTGCAGGTGATCCTATCAAAGGAAACGTGGGTGATGCTTACGCTTCAATCACTGCTTCTAACATTGATGACATCATCACTACCATTTACAGCGTTATTCCTGCTGCTCTGCTTGGAAAACCTGACCTGATGATTGCTATGGGTACAGATACCTTCCGCCTGTACCGTCAGTGGCTGGTAACTGCTAATCTGTACCACTACCCTGCAAACGAAATCGCAGAGATGGAAATCGTTGACCCTATCACTGGCATCAAGATTTATGGTCTGCACGGCATGAACGGAACCAACAAAATCGTTGCTGGTCTGTGGTCTAATTTCTTCTTGGGTACTGACCTTTTCGATGAGCAAAGTGAGTATTCCTTCATTTTCAATCCATTTGAGCGGAGAGTTCAATTCCACGCGGCCTTTAAATACGGGGTACAGCTGGCGTACTGCGACCAAATTGTGTATTTCAAACTCGCTTAAAATCAATAAGTTAGAGAAAGTTTAACCCGGGGGGTGGGGAAAAACCCTACCCCCCTTTTTTAATAACAAAAAAAATATGGCTTGTGTATTAACAACTGGATTTACCTTGGACTGCAAAACCGCAGCCGCAGGTATCAAAAATATTTGGCTCGTTGAATTCGATGCTAAATCTACTCTCACCAAATCATCAGGCGAAGTTTCTGCCCACACTTTGAGTGGTGGCAAAAGCTACTTCAAATATGAATTGGAAAAGGAAACCGGCTCCATGACTTGGAGAACCATTCCTTCAACCGAAAACGGAACTGTGTTTTACGAAGCTGACTTGGTTGCACGTTTGCACAAAGTTACCACCGCACAGCGCAACGAGATTAAATTGTTGGCGCAGAACAGAATGTTGGCCATTGCCCTTGATGCAAGTGGTGATTACTGGCTGTTGGGTGCTGACTATGGCGTTCAGTTGCAGCAGAGTGAAACAAACTTCGGACAGGCATTCGGTGACTTCAAAGGTCATGTATTAAATTTTCTCCACAAAGAGACAGATTTACCTTTGAAAGTTCAGGCCGCTGTTGTAACTTCGCTGGGTCTTTGATTTTTTCATAGTGTTTTCATGCAAAGAGGGTGGTCACTGACCACCTTTTTTGTTTAACATGAAACCGACCTACTTATATAGGTAGGATGCTTTACATTACAAAGAGCGGCACACCTGAACTAATCATCACTGGCAGGGAAAAAGTAACGGTTTCACCCGTGTACTATCTGTTGGTGTTTGAGTCCGAAATGTCGCAGGAACAAAAGGCATTTATTGTAACCGATACCAGCACAGCACCCAACAGATACCAGCTATTTTCATTTGTAGAGGGCAGCAGCACCGCAAAAACATTGGCCGTAGGTACGCATTATTGGGCTTTATACGCACAAACTTCCTCGACCAATACCAATCCATTACTTGCATCGCAGGAAGTTGACAGGGGACTGGCTTATGTAACGGCATCACACACTGCATTTAACGACCACGAAGTAAACACCACCATTAAACAACACCACATCGGATGAGTTTTGACCTATTACGCATAAATTTCACGGAGTCAAAGTTGCCAAAATTCAAGGAAAACAAGAATAAAGGCATCGTGACCTATGGGGAAAAGAACGATTTTCCTGATACGTTACTTGAATTTTACAACAGAAGCCCAAAACACGGGGCGATTGTAAGGCAAAAAGCCCGTTTTGTGGCAGGAGAAGAAACCTTGGTGGATGGTAACCCGAGCGCAGTTAAGGTAATTGATTACGTAAACCCATACGAAGGAATTCAGGAGTTCAAAAATAAGTTAGCGTTGGACTATGAATTGTTCAACGGGTTTGCGTATGAGGTGCATTACAACAAAGTGGGGCAGATTTCTGCACTTTACCACGTAGATTTCAGCAACGTGCGCACACTTGACCACGAAATCTATATGTATGCCGAGGATTGGAAAAAGGCGAAGCATGAGGACATGAAGCACTATGCGCCTTTCAATCCAAACAAGGCGCAGCCGATGGAAGTGCAATTATTCTACTTCCGTGAATATGCACCTTCCTTGGGTGTTTATCCGTTGCCACCTTATCAGCATTGCTTACAATACATTGAGATTGACGTGGAGATAGCCAACTTCCACAACAACAACATCCGCAACGGGTTTGCCAACGGGACACTGGTTCAGTTGTTCAAAGGGCAACCGACCGAGGAAATTGCCTTTAACTTTGAGAGGAAATTTAAGCAGAAAACAACCGGCACAGATAATGCAGGTGGTGTGCTTATTCAGTTCAATGAGATGAACGAAAAGTCGGCAGAGATTGCACACTTGCAACCTTCCGACATGGACAAACAATTCCTGCAACTGAATGAAACGGTGCAGGATGAAATCTTTATCGGCCACAACTTCCCGAAAATTCTGCTGGGCTATGCAACCGAAGGCGCACTTGGACAGCGCAATGAAATGATTGAAGCGTATGAGCTTTTCCACAAATCATACGTCAACAAGCGACAAGTAAAACTTGACACTTGCCTTGAAAATACCCTTGAATACGTTTACCCCGGTATTGAATTAAGCACCAAAGATAGCGACTTTCTGGGGGTTGACTATGTGGCATTATATCAAACAGGCATAGTAAGCCGTGAGGAAGCAAGGGCGGCACTCGGACTGCAAAACACAACCATTCAGGCGCAGAAGTTTGAACGTCACACTTGCGAATTTCACAAATGGTCGGATAAGGATTTAGAAACTTTTGCCAAATTTGGGGCTGATGAAAGTGAATTTGAGGAAGTGAAATTGACCTTTGAACTTACCACCAAAGAAAAAAGGGTATTGGCTGTGGTAAATTCCGATGAAAAAGCCACATTGAAAGACATATCCACCGCCACCAAAATAGGTGAAGAAGAAGTCATCAAGATTTTGAAAACTTTGCAGGACAGCGGCAAGATTAACTGGACTAATAACGCTATCAAAATTACCGACATCGGCCGTGGTGAGATTGCCGATACCGAACTGCCAAAGTTGGAATTAAGGTACAAGTACGATTTAGACCCTGATGCACCATTATTGCAACCCGGTGGAAAAAGTCGTGAATTTTGCACTCGTATGATGCAAATGGGCAAACTTTACACTCGTGCTGAAATTGAGGAAATGTCGCAAATCATGGACTATTCAGTTTGGTTAAGACGTGGCGGTTGGTACACCGTTCCAAACACTGACCCACCATTGCACATTCCGCATTGCAGACACGAATGGAAACAAAGAATTGTAAGGAGAAAATCAAATGGCTAATTTCGCATACTTCGTAAGTGAGCAGGATGTAAAAAAGAACACCCCTATCGATGAGAATGTCGATAGCAAGTTGCTTCAAACTGCCATGCGCACAGCACAGGATGTTTATATCCGTGATATTTTGGGTAGCACCCTATACGATAAGATTTGTGATGACATCAATGGGGCTGGGCTTGGTGGTAATTACCTGACATTGGTCAATAAATATGTTGCACCTTGCCTTTATCATTATGTGATTTTGGACTCAATGCTGCCATTGACCTACAAAATGATGAATAAGTCAGCGGCAAGTCGTGGAGCAGAAAATGCAAATGCGGTGGATGTTGACCAGCTTCGCATGATTGAGCAGCGTTATCAAAACAAGGCGGAATACTACGCTGAAAGATTGCGCTTGTACTTGGCAGAAAACGATACACTTTTCCCCGAATATCAAAACCCTGCGAGTGGGCTTGACGTGATTAACCCACAGAACCAATATTTATTTGGTGGGTTTTATTTGGGCGAAGATGATGATTACAAATTCCTGCGTGGATTTTTCTCATGAATAAAGTAAGACAGAAAAACGAAAACAAACTGAAACTCTATCTCAATGGTAACAATCAACCAACTACTGGAAGCACTCGAAACTGCGGGAAACAACCACAAGCAGATAAAGGCAACAATCGTAAATATTGAACCTAATATCAATACAAGCGGTGAGCAGCTTTATCCGTTGATGCGGATTTTTCCTGATGGTTCACAGGTGACCGTTGACAAGGTGATTTACCGCTTTGCAGTTGCCATTGCTGACAGACATCGTGAAGATTTTACCGATGCAGTAGAACGCATCAGCGATATGCACACGGTCATGTTGGACATTTATTCCATGCTTCGTTATGTGTACCGAAACAACATAGCCGGAACATGGGTAATCAATGACAGCATTACCCCTTTTTATGACGCACAAACGGATATCGTTAGCGGAGTTGCAGCCGTTATCGAATACCATTGCCCAAATTTGAGAGATTATTGCGACACCCCCAACAACAATTTAACATTCCCAACAATAGAATAAAATGAGTACAGCAACAGAATTTATGAGCGGCTTTACTGGCTGCAAGGTATTATCAGGAACAGGCGCAAACACTGGCAGATGGCAGGGTTTTGTAGTTAACGCAGATGCGGTTGTTTCCGCTGCCCTTGATAAAAATGCGGCAAGTGTAATGACAACCCTTGGACTGACAGGCATCACCCTGAAACAAGGCACGTTTATCTCCTTGCCCGAAGGTGACTATTTCAGCAGCATAACCCTGACAAGCGGAAGCATCGTAGCATATAACGTATGATTAGAATAGGTGTTCGGTCATTTGTGTCGGCAGGCGGTGGTACTGATGCCGATGCACAGGCATTTATCACAGCTGCCGGGATAACTGATGCAACACAGCAGAGTGCCATCAATACTTTGGTAACTGACTTGAAAGGATATTCCATTTGGACAAAAATGAAGGCCATCTATCCTTTTTGTGGTGGAACTTCATCAACTCACAAATGGAATTTAAAAGACCCAAGGGATTTGGATGCTGCGTTTAGATTGGTGTTTAATGGTGGATGGACACATAGTTCAACTGGAGCAACTCCAAATGGCACGAATGCTTATGCTGATACAAAGTTAAATGCTAATTCTATTTTAACATTAAATAATACACATTTAAGTTATTATTCAAGAACAAATAATGCAGGCACTTCCATAATGCCTAGTCTTAATGGAAAAGTTGAAATGGGTTTACAAATATTAGCTTCAACGTCATTTTTTATGTCAATAAGAAGTTATGGTGGAAACCAAATTTGTTCAATGTATCATTCAAGTAGTAATTTTTTATCAGTTTCAAATGGAAATAGTGATTGTTTTATTACTAATACAAGAACATCATCAACTTCATTAAAATCCTTCAAAAATGGTTCTCAATTAGGTTCTACTGTAACTTTAACAAATGCTGGAACATTACCAAATGATAATGTATTTATAGCATGTAATGGTAATTCAAGCAGTAGATATGAGTATAGTGATAGACAATGCGCCTTTGCATCCATAGGTGACGGTCTAACCGACACCGAAGCCGCTAATTTCTACACCGCAGTTCAAGCATACCAAACTACTTTATCTCGCAACGTATGACCTTAAAAGATTTAACACCGGAACAATACAGCACCTATGTTGGGCTGTTAACTGAAACTGACAAAGATTTGCTCATCGGCCAATGGTACATGGATGACAGCTACTTCAACCCGATTCAAGACAATGACGATAGGTGGGTAATCTCCGTTGAAGAAATCAGTCAATGCGTTAACCCTGATTTTTTATGGGTGCAAAACTTGCCGCTTATTCCGTATGTTCCCAAACCTGCACCGCCATTCCCCTGATGAAACACGAAACTGAAACAATCGTAGGTAGTTGGCTGTTATGGTTGGCCGGGGCTGCTGCAAAACTGCTGCCGTTAATTCAATTCCTGTCTTTCACCGCTGCCCTTGTTTTATCCTGCATTGGCATCTATAAGTTTTTCAAGTATGGCAAAAAGTAAGGAGATAGTAAAATGGCAACCGAAAAGCAAACGGAAACTAGGCAGACACACGAAGTCAGCCAACAAACACAAGTCAGCAAAACCATACAGGGGGCAAGGAAGATGAAGTTAAAAGGATATTTTAAACCCACCCCCAAGCGTTTTAGGGTTTTGGGTGACAGCATTGCCGCTGCATCTTTGTTCGTTGCCGGGTTAAATCTTGACCATCCCAAGTTGATGCTGATTTCAGGTGTGTGCGGTGCGGTCGGCAAGTTCGTGACCAATTTCTTTGCGGAGGATGAAACGAAGTGATTGGCTTTTTGTGCTTTGTGGTGTACTTATCATTGTGCTTGTCTTTGGGCATTGCCCGACACAACAAAAATCACAGGCAGACACAGGACTGGTAGATAGTTTAAAGGCAGAAATTGACAGCATCAAAAACGAGTATTCTCTGCTGTTAGTTAACCGCCCTGAAAAGGTAAAACGCATCCGTGAGATTAGGACAAAATATGTCCACGACACGCTCACCATTACAGAACTGCAACAAGACACGGTTAAACTTGCCGCACTGATTGACGAAAACCGCCTATGCTGGGAGATTATCAGTGATGACAGCGTGGTAATTTACAGCCAAGAGGAAGTCATAAAATTACAGGATAGTGCGATAACGCATTTAGAAGCCATTACAGCCACTCAAAAGGAACAAATGGAACAATGTATCGCTGACAATACAAAACTGCGTAGGAAACGAAATATGTGGCGAAATATCGCAATCTTATCATCAATATTATTCATAGCCAAATGATAAAGCTACAAGAACTACTCAACAAAAACGGGGCAAACCTGAAAGCGGATGGGGTTATTGGTCCGAAAACAACCGAAGCACTGGCTAACTACATAGCCAACGAGCTGAAAAAACGCAAATGGCTACCGCAATATCACGGCATTGTATGGTTGCGAACCGATGATAAGCTGACAAATAAGTTTGATGACTTCTGTGTGGTGTATAAATACGGCCAAATTGTCTATGTTTGCCCAGCATCCACCACCGCAGGTGACTTCTATGTGTACAATCCTCTCACCGTTGGTGGGATAAATGGCACAGCAGTAGCCACTGAACAGCAGGTTGTTGGCTCTCACCGCTTTGTAACGGGTGCGAAGTGGTCTAATTTGTGGTTAGGTGCGCCATATTTTCAGCAGATTTTACCTATTACAATCTACCGTGATGGAACAAAAGACAGGCAACTTGACCAAAAAGTAACGCAGTTCGGGTTGTTTGGGATAAACTTCCACCGTGCCGGGCTTGGTGATTGGGTAAATAAGTGGTCAGCAGGGTGTCAGGTTGTACCTGATAAGCATTGGTTCGAAATTGTGAAGCGATTTAACGCAGGCCAGACCATTGATTTTACCCTATTTTGCACATTCGGATAAGCAAAATTTTGTAAAATTGCTCATTCCATTGAGCAAAATTACTCAATGCTTTACGTAAAAACTATCTGTGGACATCCACCAAGTTAATCAAATGCTCGATTGAAAACTTGACAATGTAAGTCAATTCTCCGCATACAATAATTGTCAGCGGCTTTTTTGGTGTGCTGCGATTGTCGGGCATCATGCAATCAATTTTGTACAAACATACGGGGAATGTCGGCTCTTGGTACAAATCAACTTCGGAAGGTGCAATACCCATTTCATAAAGGGCATCTTCCATTTCATCCCCTGCAATAACTTCCAAACATAACGGTGTGTGAAACATCAGTACACTCTCCCTTCAATTATGCGGTAGTTTTCTACGTGGAAGTTTCGGTTAGGTAATACGGTCACGATTGCGCCACCATGATTTTGTTTGATGTAGCCGTAGGGATTATATTCGGGGGTTAATGTGCAATGGCACCCAGTTGAGAAACAAACAATCTCATCACCTTTTAGGTTGTTTTCGTGGTGTGATGAAGTTTGGTGATGATGGCCGATAAGCAGTGAAGATTTCGCCCTCATGAATGCACCCCTTGCCGGGTTCACGGGAGCCATGATTGACTTTTGAAATTCATGTCCATGTAGGATGTCAAGTTTTCCTGCTTTTATTCTTTCCCTGAACACCACTTTGATGTCATATTTTTTCAGGTGCAGCTGTTCTTCAAGCGTGATGCCATCCAAATCTTCAATGGCACGGGCATTGCTTAATAAATAATGGCGCATCCGTTCTTCGTGGTTTCCGAACTTGTACCAAATCGGCAGGGTTGGGAACTCATCACGTAGCAATTGAAAAAAGTTACGAGTCATGATTAACTCCTCACGGATGCTGGGCCGTTTCGTTTCCTGCAAAAAGCGGCTAACCATGTACATATCGATGATGTCACCGTTCAGTACAATGCCTGTGATACCTTTTTCTTTGCCGTATTCAAGTGATGCTTGGATTGCTGTCGGATCATGCTCGGGAAAGTGGATGTCGGACATGACCAGATACTTTCCGGGTGGCAGCACGACATCCTTTCGTACTGGCAATTTGGTGTAAAGCCCAAACTTTTTCAGGCCTTCTTCGATGGTAGATTTACCGGGCATATTTTCGCTGTGTTTTTTTGCGTATGAATTACTACCCATTGAACCTGTGGCTGCTCTTATTTGCTTTCGTACCGCATCCACGTTCGGCCAGACACCGGGGTTTTGTTCGTAAATTAACTTGGCGAGTGTTTGTTTTGGGAGCATCAGCTGCCCATCCATCATGTGTTGTTGCATGATAGATTTGACGATTTCAATTTTAGTCATCTATATATAAAAGTAGTTAGCCCCTGCGATTGCTAACATCGACTAATAAATCAATCAATGCTAACAAGGCAGGGGCAATATACAACATTAAACCAAATACCATCTAATTTGTAAGGGATAAGCCGTTTAATTCATCCTGCCACACCCTGATTTTGAACCAGTCATCCACGCTGGGGATGTCATCAGGCATTTGGCTGTAATCGTATGGCTGTGCTTCAATGATTTCATCCTCGCATGGTGGCTGCCATTGTTCTATTGACTTGGGGGTTTCTCTTTTATTCAGCATGACCAATCTCCTTCAATGCAATGGTGTCACTTCCTGCCACATACACAGCAGCATTAATAATATCACCCCCATCGGTTATGGGCAACACCCCTTTTTCTTCGGACTTGTATGCCCACTTTGCCATATCTTCAACGGATGCAAGTTTATTTTTTACCACAACCCATTCGTCAAGGTGGTCAAACTTCCACCGCCCAGCACCAGAACGGCATTGGATTTCAAAGCCCATGTGCTGAAATGTCTTGCCGTGCTTATGTGCTTCGTCAATGGCTTGGGATTGTATCTGCTCTTTTGCTGCTTTGATTTGCTTTTCCAACCGGGTGAGTTGGCAGAACGCATCCAAAGCGGATGCGTTGCCTTCCTCAACATCAAATAAAACTTTTACAATGTCCATTATAGCGTAATTTTAATTGCGCCCCACAAAATTGAAATTTCTTTTGCGGATGCTGGTTTAACAACTGGCTGTCTTGGCTGTCTTGTTTTTTTAGCAGGTAAATTCAACTGCAACTGCTCTTTTGTTTTGCGTTTTTTTGCAAGATGCTTTTTTGTGGAAACCTTTTGAATTTCCTTGTTTTTCTGCATCAGGTTAAAAGCATCGTCAATAGTTGGTGGGCTTGTCATTATTGAATAATTATCACTTCCTGTAAAGTTTAACAACTTGCATGACTGCTGTGTGCGGTGACTTATTTTATGCTTACCAGTTAAAAATTGGTCAGCTTTTATGCCTTTGTAAACGTCTTTCAAAAAGTCATAAAATTTACTTACACTTGTTGTTCTCATGGCTTCAAAATTATTACCTCTTTGAAATTACCGAGATTAACCCACTCAACAAGTTTGGTCAGTTTGTCTTGGGCCCAATCAGGGATATATTTTTCATTGCATTCAATGAATACTTTTGGGTAATCATACAGGCATCTGCCTAATCCGAACTGCACAGCAGCCCTTTTCATTGCATCCGAGATACCGCCCTTTTCAGGTTCGATGTTGGTCTTAGATGCACCATCTTCTCGGTACACGGTTTTAGTTGTTTTTTTGTCAGGGCCGATTGGAACTTGAACAATTAAACGGCATATAAAGCCGTTGGTTATCTCCCTAAATTCGGAAGTCCAATTTGTCGGCCCGAAGGCAGCGTCAAAGCGTTGCATTACGCAGCGATTGTTAATGTACGGCACGACAATCATTTTGCCTGTGCTGGTTACTGATTGCACCCGCCATTCGATTTCGTTTGGCTGGATTGGTGCAGTTAAAATTTCATTCATGTCCTTGGAATTTTAAAGTGTTAGTTTAGTTTTTGCCTTGTTATTTTAAATTGTCCGTGTGGATTGTGCCGAAGATGCGGATGAGGGTTGGCAGAATTTCAGCAGGGATGCTGACGCATTTGCGGCCATCTTGACCGGGTGCGAATTCCTGAATGAAATAAATGGTGTTGCTGTCATCTTCCCAATCAATGTTGTAGGTGACATCATCGTGTTCGAACTTGGCAGAATAGCTGCCTGTGTGTGTGACTTTTATTTGTGTTTCCATGATGCAAATATAGTATAAGTTTTTATATTACAAAACTTTTTCTGCAATTTTTTTTATCAGGTCATCCGATATCGGCTCGGCTTGAAATCCTTTCTTCCGATATTTTTTTAGTGTCTTTTCAAGTTCGTCATCAGGCACCGGCTCAAATGACATCATCTGGTCTTTCCAATAGACCACCGTTTTATATCCCTTCGTTTCCGTACTCATGTCGCAAAATTTCAAAAGCCGTGTCAATTACCTGCTGTTCCTTTTTGCTTTTGTACTTGCTTGGATTGTTCAGGGCCTTTATCACGGTGGCATAACTTGCCACACCTTTACAGGCATCAACAACCTGCATCTTCATTCCTTTACGGGCGTGTTCAATAAAGTGTTTTCTTTTATCCTCGTGTGTCATAAATTTTCAATTTCTCTTTTTACTTCTTGCCAGTAACCATGTTGCTCAAACACCCTTTGGCTTTCAAGTGCTGCCCAAATCTCATCCACTGCAATCATTGCACATTGTTTAGCCTCCATCCAATTTAATGATTGACCATCTTGATGCAATCCCAATCGATAATATTTTCGTATTAGTTCTTGTGCTTTTTCTTTTGGTGTCATATCCTTTGTTTGTAATCTGTATTTGTGTTGTCTAACAATCGTTTATTTTTAGCTTGTGTTTCAGTTGAGATTTTCAGCAGAATAAGATATCCGATAAGGTCATTCAAAGTGTCTTCATCAGGTGCTTCCATTCCGGTTGTTTTGATGCGGCTCAACTTGTCATCAATGCGGACAAGCAACTGCTCTGTAGTGGATGCCTTGCTGAAAACCCGCACTGGTTCGAGTGCAGAGTTTCCATACTTGGCATTTTTTACAAGCAGCAAATCTCTGATGTCATGGCAGGTTTTAATGATTTGGTCTTTCATACTAAAAAGGTAAATCATCGGTTGAACTTACTTTCGGTTCGGGTGTTACATTTTTGTAACTTACATTTTTAGCACCCCCCACATACGTTGCAGGTTTCTTCGCTTCCCGTTCTTCTTTTGACTGCGACAGGGCAATGTAGTGTGTTTCTCCGAACTTTCCTTCGGCTTTACGTTCAGCACATACGAGCTTGATGTACTTCTTGCCATTTTTGGCGGTAGTGATTGCCTCACTGGGCAAATCTGATAGGCATATATCGAGTATTAACATGGTGCAAATATAGTAAATTAAATCTGTTCTGCAAATTCTTCAAACTTATTTTTCACGGTTTCAAGGTTACGGGCATAGCGTTTGTCATAGCTCATCAGGTTGTCCACAACCCGGCAGCTGTTTATCACGGTACTATGGTCACGGCCACCGCATATTTGCCCGATTTTCTGCAACGATAACGTAGTCTTATTGCGGCATAACCACTGAAACATTTGGCGCAGTTCAACAACATCCCGTTTACGGGTGCTGATTACCACCCATTCCGGCCTGTACTCACTGAATACTGAACGGATAGCAAGGTGTGCGGCTTTGATAACCTGCTCATCCTTGTCAATGTTTTCCATTTTGAGCATTCTTTCTAACTCGTTGATGCGGATGCCCTGATGATAGATGATTTCTTTGAGTCTGTCGATTTCACTTTGACGAAATGTTGTGCGGCTGTTGCGCTGTGGTGCTTTGATTTCTATTCTCATGGTGTATTATCTTAAAAAGTTCGTATGCTATTTGTGGTACTATGGCATTTCCATATCCTTTGATTGACTCGTTTCTCCATTTTGGAAAGGTAATTCCGTCCAGTTCGGTGGGAAGCCCATCATCTCCGCCACAAACCGGGGATTGAGTTGGGAAGTTGTGCCAGTCATTTCTTTGGCTATTTTTGCAATGCTGTCCTGTTTCCTGGTTCCTGTGTTTTTTTCCGGGCTGTCGGTTGCCATCGGTGTCGGTAGCATTCCCATTGCCATTGCCCTGTTCAGCGTTACAGAATGCATTGATCCTTCCTTCACTTGCGTTGACTTCATCGTTGCCGTTGCATTGGTGCTGTCCATTGCTGTCGGGGTGGGTAGCATTCCAGTTGATGCCAAGTCGTGTAAATCTATCGTCCATCCTTGTTTCAACTTTCTTTGCATTCTTCCATTCTCCATTGATGTTGCACCATTGCGAGAATTTCCGGCTATTGGAGTAGGCAATAAACCAGCATCTATCCCGGCGGTGCGGTGCGTTTTTGGCCGCAGCTGGAATAATAAACGGTTGAACTTCGTACCCTTGATTTTCCAAGTCAAGGCACACCTGCTCGAAAACCAGTCCGCCATCAATATTTGTGATACCAAAGACATTTTCTGCAATGACCCATGTGGGCTTAATCTCTTGTATTGCTCGTAGCATTTCGCCCCACAAGTAGCGTTCATCATCTGTTCCTTTTCGCTTTCCTGCGAGTGAAAATGGCTGACATGGAAAGCCACCGGAAATAACATCAATTGTTCCTTCATATTTTTTGAAATCAGTTTTGCATATATCAATGTGGCTGTCAGCTTCCGGCCAATAGTATTCAAGGACTTTGCGTGGAAAGTTCATCCATTCGCAATGGAACACATTTTCCCATCCCATCCATTCGGCTGCAAGGTCAAAACCACCGATGCCTGAAAATAAACTGCCGTGTCTCATAGTGCAAATATAGTTATTTATATTTAATTAAAAAATGTATTCAACTGTTTTACCCATAAAATTGCATTGAAGCGTTCCGGTCATGCCATTTCTGCACTTGCTGATAATCAATTCAGCATCTTCAAGTTCAGGTGGATTGCCACCATTTTTCTGCGCTTCATAATAATCTGGTCTATACGGAAATAACACCGTATCAGCATCCTGTTCTATTGCACCTGACTCCCGAAGGTTTGCCAATTTCGGGCGGCTGTTACCTTCCTCTGTTCCCCTGTTGAGTTGTGACAATGGCATCACGGTGCATCCGCATTCTTTGGCTATCAGTTTGCATTGCCTACTGATGTTGGCTATTTCTTGCTCCCGATTTTTACCGCCTGTGCTTTTGACCAACTGCATATAGTCAATGATGACCAGCGTTGGTTTTATTTTCATTGTCTTAATTCGGGTTTTGATTTGAGCAATGTCCAGCATAGTGCTGTCCTCAATTTGAAATTTATAGTCAATCAGCAGTAATTCACGTGCAATGTTCTCCAACTCAAATTCATTCACATCAGCGTTACGGACTTTCAGGTTGTCCACCCGGCCCAAAGATGAAAGTATGCGGTCAGCAAGTTGTTCTTTGCTCATCTCCATGCTGAACATTATCACCCTACCCCCCAGCTTTGCATGGGCAATCCCGATGCTGACTGCGAATGCTGTCTTACCCATCCCGGGCCGACCTGCAACCACCACATTTTCACCGGGAACAAAACCACCAATGTACTTATCCAATCTGGTGAACCCGGTGGGCAAACCAATTGTTTTGATTTCTGCCTTGCTTCGTTTCTCCAAGTTATCGAAGCGGTCACCGAGTAAAGTGATCAGGTCAATGGCTTGTCCGCTTTCGGTAAGTTGTATTTCATCAATCATTTTTTGAGTGCTGCTAATACTTTCCATAATATCGCCACCATCCTGCATGAATTTTACCTGATTTGCCATGCAGTCAATCATCGTTTTACGGATAAATTCCTGATGCAGCATTGCAACCAACCGGGTAATACTTTCGCCTGTGTAGTAGTTGTTTAGCCCTGCGATGTCCATTGCCATGTCACGGTGCTTCATTACCACCGCCACGTTGTCTATGTGTTCGTTATTAAGGTACATCGCCTGAATGGTCAAACATAGGGTGCGGTATTTTGGCACTGTAAACCATTCGCTGCGTACGGTTGCGGTCAGGTCAAGCTGCTTACCTTGCAACCACGTTCCGAGTATTTGTTGCTCTATCATTGTAAAAAGTTTTCTTTGGGTGTACGGTAAACTTCTGCTGTGATTTTCTTTATGTCAGCAGATAGCCAATTTTTTGCGGTAAGGTATAGTGACCTTTTGTTTGCAATGCCTTTCCAATTTTCTGCCCTGTCCAGAATGTTATCAATTTGGTCAATGGTATAGCCATCAGCAATTAGCTTGTCAACTTCTGCCCTTGTGATTTCCAAATGCAAAATTTTACGATATATATCTTTATTGTCATTATCATTTACATTTACATTATCAGTAACATTAACATTTACATTAACAGCTTTTTTTGCTTTCGTTTGCTTTTCCAAAAAACCATTTGCTTTTTTTGCTTCTGTTTGCTTTTTAGGTCTACCGCCTAACTTTCCACTTTCACTACGTTTTCCCCTAACTTCATCCCAATGACGTAAATCCCTTTTTAACTGCATCTTAATAGGTTCAAATGCAAGTTGCAATACAAGGTCATCAGTTACCGGATTTTCATCGTTAACGTATGCGAGAATGTGTTTTATCAATCTACCTGCAATTTCATCAGGAAGCATTTTAAATATTGACTGCTGGTCGCAGTACATTACGAATGACTTTTTATCCTTTGCCATTTTGTTTCAAGGTTAATTTTTTACACTGGTTGTAATAGATGATTTGCAGGTCAAGTTTCATCCATAAGTACTCACATTGTAATAACGTAAGCACCTTGTTTTCTCGCCTGTAATTTTCATACTCTTTGCGCAGTTCAAGTTCTGCGATTTGCTCGTCACAATATGCGACTGGTAATGGTGTGGGTTTGTAAATATTCATAAAAAAAACACCCACACTTTCAAAGGTTAGACCCGGCCCCAAGATAGCCGACCTTTTACTCGCGTGGGTGTTGATTATATTTTTTTTCATTTGCTTGGTTCTCGGCAGGGGGTCTAATTCCTGTTATTCCGATATGCAATTATATAACAAAGATTTTAGATTTCCAAATTTTAGTAGCGTAAATTTACTTTATCTTTTCTGCGGTAATTGTAAATATCTTCAATTATTCCAACGTATTGTGAAGTATTAGCGCAATGGAACAATGCAGAAGGTTGTAATTTTAACTTTTGTATAAATTCGGTAAACTCAAATTGTGGCTTTTGTAGTAACTGCATCAAAGCAAAAACAAAACTTCTTCGATTGTAGCCATCGTAAAAATGTTTCATTAAAACAATTTTGTCAGCAATTTCAACAGATTTATCATAATTTACTATTTTGAAATTTCCATTGTTAAAACTATCAAAATAAGTTTGTGTTTGTGTCTGTTTTCCTAAAATGGCCATACAAATATGATGACTAAATTCATATTTATTCTTAAAAATTCTGTACTTAATGTAATCAGAATAACCAAGTTTGCAATAACCTTCAAGATAATCATCAGCATTCCAAGTTTTTGAAGTTGCATTCAAAATGTGTACTTCCGGCAATCCGTAGTTTTCACAAATAATGTAATGCAATGGCAGTCCAAGTTCTCTGATAACTTCAAAGCGGTGCTGTCCATCAATGATTTCATAGTTTTCATTTACCAAAATTGTGGTAAACAAATACTTTTCAGACATTGACTTTCGCAGTCGGTTAAGGTGCAACAGGTTAAGATTTCTGTTGCCATCAATTGATTTGAAAAGGAAGTAATCCTCTGTGGTGTGAACTTGCATAGATGCAGCGGTTCTGGTTTTTGAATTAAACATATATTTATTTATTTGGGTTTTAATCGTTGCAGTATTCCTGACGTTCATGCCAATCAATGTCGCTTTGCTCGTCACGTTCCCATTCAATCGTCTGGGTGATGTACCATTGCCATCCCTTTTCCCATTCTTTGAAGTCATCGGAGTTCAGTTCAAAAGGATTTTCGCCTTCGGTTTCGTAGTAATTAAACTGCTGACTGGCTATCCAGCCCATTTCAAAAGGTGTTTTTGTGTTTTCCATGCTGCAAATGTAATATACTTTTCTATACTTGCAATACTTTTTGTTAAATTATTTGTATGAAAGTTATCCACAATATAAGAATATCGAACTTTTACGAATAAACTTTGTGCAGTGAAGAAGCATACGAAGGTATATCTTGACCATTTTGGCTATGACAAGACCGATTTCATCCCTTGCGAGGTATGTGGCGCACAAGCTGTGGACATTCACCA